ATAAACACAATAAATAAAAAATTGAGACAATATAAAATATATAAACCAAAATCTAATATTTATAATTTAGTGGTTGATGAGATAAAAAATCATTTAATAAATGAATTAAATTATGTTCAGATTGGTAAAATCTATGGTTGTAGTAATAAAATCATACATAAATTTGTAAAAAAAAATAACATATATGTCAAATAGTAATGTGCCAATAAATAGACTTGGTAAATTTTTTTCTCAAAATGATTTTTTTTTAGAGGTTAATCTTGGTATGGAATGGATTGTAGGTGATATGAACTTCACTTGTGTCCTTTATCGTGTTGATAGAAACAAAACACCGATAGATGATGTTTATGGTGAAGCTCTAACAGACGGGATAAATTTTTTACCTCCAGTTGAGTTTAACGCTTTAGTTGGTATTGCGGTACCTGAAAATAAAATGGTCGGATCATCCCGTATAGATCAGTTTGAACCTGGAAACATTACGATTTCAGTTTACTTAAAAACGTTGGAAGACCTCAATATTGATGTTGATTTTGGTGATTATATTGGGTATTACGACACTGAAAACTTTGTTAGATATTATAGCGTTGTTAATGATGGTCGTGTGACTTCCGACTTAAAACATACATATAAAGGCTATAAACCATTCTATCGCACTATCATTGCGGCACCTGTCGGACCAAATGAATTTAAAGGATTATAAAATATAGAAAATGGCATTACCAAAAAACCATACCGTTAAACCATCGATACCATTAACGTATCCAAAAATACTTCACCAAAGAAGAGAAGAATTAGCTGAAATGATTTCTAAGGATGGAACTTACCTTCCTAAATCTTTATTACATGCTGACTTGGATCGTGGGTTTTTAGATTTTGTTCGTGATAAGTTGGGGATTACAACGGAAGGTAAAGTAGTTCCTGTTGTTGACATTTTAATAACAACCCAAAATTGGGAACAATTTGTTAAAACTTGGGATTACCAAAATATAGATAAGAATGTTGAACCACCATTTATTACAACAATTAGAGTTCCGGAGGTTAAATACGGAAATAATCCAGCCGTAATATATAATATTCCAAATAGAAAAATGTATTATTATATGGAAGTTCCTACTTGGGATGGTAACCGACATGGTGCCGACATATATAAAATACCACAACCAATCCCTGTTGATATAAAATATTCTGTTGTAATTGTTTGTAATAGAATGAGAGAAATAAATTCGTTTAATAAAAAAGTTATTGAAACATTTGCCTCAAAACAGGCATATCAAAATATTAAAGGACATTATATTCCTATTATTAACGATAGTATGACAGACGAATCGGCTTTAGATTTAGAAAAAAGAAAATATTATATTCAAAAATACGAATTTACAATGATGGGGTTCTTATTAGATGAGGACGAGTTTGAGGTATATCCAGCATTATCAAGAACCTTTCAAATGTTTGAGGTGGACCAAACACCGGTTAAAAGACCAACAAAAAAATCTATACCTATTATACCACCAAAACTTACGTTATCTTATAATGTTGGGGTCACTTCTGAAGAACATTTTTATGAATATACTTGTAATGTCACTGCGTTTGAAACTAATAATGTTACGTCTTATCAGGTTTATATTAACGACGATTTTTATGGTAATGATGTGTTCACAATTCAAATAAACACTGGAGATGTTCTCCGTATTGATATTATTCCTATTGATGTCAACGAACCTTCCAGTATTTTGTTTAGTGAATCACTAATTTAGTTTTCACCATAAACGTCTTTTTTTTCCTTACATTTTTCTAAAATAAGATTTTCTAAAAATCGATACATCTTTATACCACGTTTATCGCAATATTTTTTTAATACTGAATGAACTTCAATATCAATCTTTAAGTTTTTTATCTTCTTAATGTCTTTATCCATAGGGTAGAAAAAAGGTAGAATAAAATCATACCATTATATAAATACTTTTATTTATGTAAAGTTTTTCATGTTTTAACAAGTATTTATATAAAAATAAATAACTAAAAGAAATTTTAAATATGGCAACTAATAGTAAAGTTTTTGTTTCTCCGGGAGTATATACGTCCGAAGTTGACTTAAGTTTTGTGGCACAGAGTGTTGGTGTTACAACTTTGGGAATCGCTGGAGAGACAATAATAGGACCAGCTTTCGAACCTATTTTCATTACGAATTTTACGGAATTCCAATCTGTATTTGGTGGAGTATCACCAGAAAAGTTCGTAAACACACAAATTCCAAAATACGAAGCGGCGTATATTGCACAAGCATACTTACAACAATCAAATCAATTGTTTGTAACAAGAATCCTAGGTTTATCAGGATATGATGCTGGACCATCTTGGTCAATTACAACAATTGCAAATGTTGACCCAAACACAATTGATGTTTGGTGTTTAAGTTCGGTAACAGATTTTAGCACTTGTATAACAACTTGTGTTGACCCTAAAGAATTATCATTTGTTGTTGATTTTACTGGTTGTACTAATGATTCATCAACTATTGGGTATACAACAACATTCCCTGATACAATCGAATCTCAACTATACACACAATATGAAGAATTTAATGGTGGAGTATCAACAATAGATGATCAAATTAAACAATTGGTCTTCAATGTCATTACAGATTCAAATCCTTATATGGCCGAAGATGAATTGATTTCATATTTTGGTTCTATCGCAACAGATGATTATAACACATTACAGGGAGCTGGATGGTCAGCAGAAACAAACGTTTACCAAGTTCCTTCAGTTTCATTTGATAACACATCATTAACGTCTTCGTTAAATGATTCTTGGTATTACTCCCAATTCGCCCACACTGGCGGAACGGCTTATTCAGGATTCTCATTCTTTTCTTATGTGTCAGGTATTACGGCTTACTACCCTAACCCGACACCTACACCACAGGTTTCATCGTCTCCGACGCCAACACCATCATCTGTTAATCCTTGTATTACACCGTCACCATTTACATCACCAACACCAACACCAACACCGGTTAATATAGACTGTTATCAGGGAAGTATTGTTGGTAAGATTTACTACTACACAGGTACTTCATATACAAACTATGATGATGTTGTTGTTACAACCTTAAGATCAAGAGGTATTTCAACATATGCTCCGAATCAACCAGAACCTGCATACCAAGTAACTGGTGTTACAGACGTAACTTTGAATATGTCAGGACAATACTTCGGTGTTGGTAAAAACCCTTATTTACAATTCGCAGTAAATGTGGTTGATAAAACAGGAACAAACTTCACGTTTGAAACCTCATTAAGTCAAAATGATCCAGAATATATTACTAAAGTATTTGGTATTACTAATTTCCAAAAACCAAGAATTACGGTTCCATTATTTTGTGAGGAAGTATTCCAGTCATGGTTAAACTATTCTTGGAATAAAGGATATATTAGAGGTTTAAGTTCTCAATTAGTTGAATTAGACTCTGCGCAAAGTGGTGATATTAACTCAATAGGTTGGTATTTAGATAGATATCAAACACCAAACTCCCCATGGGTTGTATCAGAATTAAGAGGTAATAAAGTTTTTGACCTATTTAGATTCTATACCATTTCAGATGGTGATGGTGCTAACACACTACTTAAATTATCAATTATTAATCAAACATTTAATAATGGAACATTTGATGTCTTAGTGAGGGATTACTTTGATACAGATGCTAACCCTGTTGTTATTGAGAAATTTACAAATTGTACAATGGATCCAGGACAAAACAACTTTATTGGTGTTAAGATTGGAACATTAGATGGTGAATATACTTTAATGTCTAAATACATTATGGTTGAAATTAATGAGGATGCTCCGATAGATGCACTTCCTTGTGGATTCAACGGATATAATTTTAGAAATTATGCTGGAGCCAAATCAGCGTTCCCAATCATTAAAGCAAAATACGATTATCCGGGAGAAGTAGTTTACGATCCACCATTTGGTTTATCATCCGGAAACAATGACGCTATTTTAAGTAGTGGTGATAATGTAAGAAGAACATACTTAGGTATTTCTAATAGTTACGGATGGGATCCTGGTTATTACGAATATGTTGGTAAGAGAAATCCAATCAACTCTTGTGATATTGATAGTGTTCCATTTAACTATAGGTCAGCTGGTTTCCACATGGATATAAATGCAAGTGGTATCACAATCGGACCTGAGTTCTCAACAAGTGGTGATCCAAGATTTGTTTGTGGTAACGCTCAATTTATTACTGATCCGGATTCACCAACAAACCCATACTATAGGTTATTCGCTCGTAAATTCAACTTATTAGTACAAGGCGGATTTGACGGATGGGATATATATAGAGAATATAGAACAAATAGTGATCAATTTTCTTTAGGTAGACCAGGGTTCTTACGAGGAGCTTGTCCAAGTACACTTTACCCATCTGCAACAGGTTGGGGAGCATTTAAACAAATTGCGATTGGTGACGGAACTATGGATTTTGCGAATACTGACTACTACGCATACTTGTTAGGTCAACAAACATTTGCAAACCCTGAAGCAACAAACATAAACGTATTTGTTACACCAGGAATTGATTATGTGAATAATAGTAACTTGGTAGAAGATGCGGTTAACATGATTGAATTCAATAGAGCTGACTCTTTGTATATTACAACAACCCCTGATTACGATTTGTTTTTACCTTCAACTACTGGTGGGGATGGATTAATCTACCCAACTGAAGCGGTAGATAATTTAGAGAACACAGGTATTGACTCTAACTACACTTGTACTTACTACCCTTGGGTGTTAACAAGAGATAGTGTGAACAACACTCAAATCTATATTCCACCAACAGCACAAGTAACAAGAAACTTGGCGTTAACTGACAACATTGCATTCCCTTGGTTCGCAGCGGCAGGTTACACTCGTGGTATTGTTAACTGTATTAAAGCACGTAAGAAGTTAACACAAGAAGATAGAGACACACTTTATAATGGTAGAATTAACCCAATTGCAACCTTCTCTGATGTTGGTACCGTAATTTGGGGTAACAAAACTCTACAAGTTAGAGAGTCTGCTCTTGACAGAATTAACGTTAGAAGATTGTTATTACAAGCTCGTAAGTTAATTTCAGCGGTATCCGTGAGGTTATTGTTTGAACAAAACGACGCACAAGTAAGACAAGACTTCTTAAATGCAGTGAATCCAATCTTAGATGCGATTAGAAGAGACAGAGGTCTTTATGACTTTAGAGTTACCGTTTCCAACGATCCTGAAGATTTAGATAGAAACCAAATGACAGGTAAGATATACATAAAACCTACTCGTTCATTAGAATTTATAGATATAACCTTCTACATTACTCCAACTGGAGCATCGTTTGAGAACATATAAATCGGTTTAAACTACAAACACAAAAGAAAAGGGTGACGAAAGTTACCCTTTTTTGTTAAACAAGATATTTATTAATATGGATTATAAAAATACGGTAAGAGAAATCATTAGTGAGATTATTCACGATCAGATGACCCCCACTATGAAGTATTATGCTTTTGACTGGGATGACAATCTAATGTATATGCCAACCAAAATATATTTAAAGGACGATAAGGGAAATTCTGTTGGTATGTCTACCGAAGATTTTGCGGAACATAGGACTAAGGTCGGTAAAAAACCTTTTAAATATGAAGGACATACTATAGTTGATTTTGATGCCGATTCTTTTAAGAACTTCAGAGTTCCTGGTGATAAGTTATTTATAAAAGATTCTATGACTGCTGAGACAGGTCCTGCTTGGTCTGATTTTGTTGAGGCGGTTAATAACGGGTCAATTTTTGCAATCGTTACAGCAAGGGGACATACCCCATCGGTGATTAGAAATTCCATTTATAATTTAATAAAACAAAACAAACACGGGATATCTTCAAGTGAGTTAGTTAAAAATCTTAAAAAATATAGAGAATTATCAGATGAGGATGATTTATCAGATGATGAACTAATAAATACTTATTTGGATATGTGTAAATATTATCCAGTAACTTTTGGTGAGGGTTCAGCTGCAAATCCGGAAGAATTAAAAGTTAGATATATGAAAGAATTTATGACATATGTTAAACAAATGTCTCAAAAATTACAAGAGAAAGCTTTTATGAAGAATAAAATAAGTAATTATTTTAACCCTTTTATTGGTTTTTCAGATGACGACATAAGAAATG